AGGGTGGGATTTGAACCCACGGTGCTACTAACACGTCAGTTTTCAAGACTGATGCAATCAACCACTCTGCCACCTTTCCAAGGTAAGGGGACCGTAGTCCCCTCGGAGTTAATTATATCAGAATGAATAAGTTACACCAACCTTAGTACCATAACCGTTGTCAGCATCATCTACACCAGTGGCGAAGGAGACTTCACCATAAATGTCCAGTGCTTCCGTGGCAGCAAATGAACCATATGCCTTGCCAGACAGAACGGTGTCGGACTCACCGCCGTCAACAGAGACGAAAGAAGGACCAGCCTGGACTCCCCAGGAGACAGCACCAGCGCCGCCAGCATAGCCCACATGGGCATCTGTCGTCGTTCCAGTGTAGTCCGATCCCGTGAATCCTGAGTTTGCTTCCACATTAACGTATGGACCAGCAAGGGCAGGTGCTGCCATCAGAGGTGCAGCGGCAACAAGTGCGATTGCAGATTTGATCATTGAAATAGTTCTCCTTAGTGAATGTTACATGTCTTAACGTTGTGTTAAGACGGTTTATTTAGTGTACCAGAAACTTCAGAGGGTGTCAACCCTCTTCGGTTTCTACGGCAACGGATGCATCAAGTTTATCGTACAGTTCAATGAATGAAGTCTTAGTTTCATCATCAAAGCGGTTGACACAAACCTCAATGGATTTCATGCGCTTGCCAAAGATAGCGTAGGCACGGATGATGTGGACCAGGCGACGTGTTGAGATCACTTCATCAATGCCTCCGTCATTGAAAGTCTTGCGAATAATATCTGCCCACTGAGCAAGTTTCTCACAGAACTCACGATCTTCCAGACCGAGATCAAGAGAGATACCTTCAAGGATCTTCTGCTCAATCTTAGGAGTAGGATAGTCCTGCTCAAAGGTGAGTGCGAAACGCTCAAGGAATGCCTCATTAAGCACGTTAGTGCCAATGAAGCGACCGTCATCAGAACCCTTGCCCTTAGTGTTAGCAGTGGCGATGACATTGAAACCAGCAGCAGGTTTCACATAGCGACCAGTTTTCTTGAGGAATACACCTTTGCCCTCAAGAATAGATTGCAGGCACATAACTTTGTTGCTGGCAAGATCAATCTCGTCCAGCAGCAGGATTGCACCACGCTCCAGTGCTTCAATCACAGGACCATTGTGCCAGACAGTGTTACCATCAACCAGACGGAAACCACCGATCAAATCATCCTCGTCAGTCTCAATAGTGATGTTGACGCGAATAAGTTCGCGACCAAGTGCAGCACATGCTTGCTCAACACTGAAAGTCTTGCCGTTACCAGACAGACCAGTGATGAACACAGGATAGAAGATCTTAGAACTGATGATCTTCTTTACGTCGGTAAAGTTACCGAATGGGACAAAAGTATCGTCCTTAACAGGAACGAGATCCTGCACCACAGACTCAACAACAGCAGGAGCAGCAGCAGGAGCGGCATAAGTTTGCTCCAGTTGCTCCTGAACCGAGAGATTCCACTTACCGTAACCAACCTTGTACTGTTCAATACGCTTCATGATAGTAGGATAAGTCACACCGAACTCAGTGGCAGCAGCACGAACTGCATCACCACCGAACTCATCACCGTAGTTAGTAGAAATGAATGCAGTCAGAGCATTCATGTCAATGTTGATCTTGCGAGGCATGTGCTTTGGTTGCGAACAATGTAAATATACATGGTTTTGGGGGTCTGTGCTCACCCCCTGTGCCAGTTTCAGAAGTGGATCTCCAGATCTCCCTTCTTGAACATCTTGGCACCATGCTTCTGTGCCATGGCGAGCAGGCGCTCAGTCTCAGTCTCATTAGACTTAGGTGCGAAGTCCATAGACTGCTGCTCAAAATACTCAGTCAGTTTAGCATTAGACCTAGTTTTCTTCTGCTTCAGTTTATCCTGACGATTCTTGATGATATTAGGAAACTGTCTAGCAAAAATATCAGCATTCTTGATAAACTCATCAGGATGCTCACTGAGATATTCAGAAGCATCTTGTTCTGCACTATGAATCTCAGACTCAGTTTTCAAGAATGTCTTCAGGTAAGAACGGAAACCGAATGGTTTCTTAACCTCACTGTCTGGCATCTTCACCATGGCATTACCAGTGGTGAAGAACTGACGGTTGTCTGTGATCCACAGTGCGTAACAGTTGTAGAGTTCACAGTAATTTTTAGATTCTACAAGTTCACGCATTTCTATGAATTTGGGGTGCATAGTAATTATAAAGGAAGGCGTCTCGCCTGTCAAGAGACAAGCGAGGCGAAAGAGGAGAGAAGTTTCTTGTTAGTGGTCTTCTTCCTCAGATTCTCGCGGAATGCCTTACGAACTTGAGCAACGCTGGCATCCTCAGAAACATTAAACTCAGTCTCCACGTTCATACCAGAGGCAGAAATTGCATAGAATGCATCATAACCAACAGGAGACATCTCCAGAGACTTGAACTTCCTCCAGTTCTTCATGTCCTTCTCGGGAACATCATTGTAAGAACGGATGTTGTTGACGTAACGATAGAAGCGAGTGAAGTCTGAACCAGAACAGATACGGAATCCCATGATGTTGAGATCAGGGTTACGATCCTTCAGGTTCTGGAGAAGAATAGCAGTCATGGATTTATCATAATCACCCATATAATCAGAGAACTGTTTGTAAGTGCGACCGAGTTTACGATCACGCAGAGTAGAGACACCAGGGCAACGACGACGACCGAGACCATCAATACCATAAGGATACTCATAATTGTAGGCAAGATCACAACCCTCACCATCAGTCAGGATGACACAATTCACCTTCTGGAGTTTGTTATCGTTCTTGAATTGAGGAATGATGCTGTTAAGTGCCACAATGCTCTCATTCAGAGGTGTGCCAGACAGACCCAGACCAGCAGGAATATTGTAATAGCAGTGATACTTGAAAGTATAAGCACAACGGAACAGATTCAGACACTGCTCCTCAAACTGCTTAGCATTAGTACGGGAACTGAGCACATTCAGCAGACTAAAATGCTTGTTGATGTCAAGAACACCTGCCTTTTGTACTGCCTTTTGAGGAAGACCCTCACAAGGATCGTAGTCACGATCAATGAACATAGGATGCCACTCATTAGTGAAAGCATAAACCTCAAAGGGAATCTGAACTTTCTTACAGAACCATGTCAGGTTCATCAGTTGCTTAACAGTGTCAAGGATAACATCACCCATAGAACCAGACCAGTCCAGCACGAAGATCATGCCATGGTTCTTACCATCAGGCAGCACAGTAACTTTCTTGAACAGATCGTCGTTGTACTTGTAAGTATGAAGTGACTTGGTATCAAGCACACCAGTGCGAGATGTTGCCTGACGAGCATAAGCATCGGCAGACTTCTTGCATTCAAACTCCTTCACAAGGTAGTTTACTTCCTTCTGAGCAGACTTTTTATATGTTTTGTATGCATTATCTGGACCCTCAAAAATATCACCCCAGAACTCCATACGCTCTGCCTGCTTCTCATTGAAACACTTGGTGATATAAGGAGTCAAATCCTTAGAGTCAACAACAACGTTCTCCATGATCATCTCAGGGAGTTCTACATAGGTAGTCTCACTGTGATACTCAGAATTGTTAGCAAGTTCTTCAGCATTCTCGTCAAAAGCACGCTGAGTTTTAGACTCATTCTCGTCATAAGTATCACCACCCCCACTGTAGGAAGGAGTCTCAAGATCAGCATCATTGGCATCACGATCAGCACGATGATCTTCCTCAGGATCACTCTCAGTGGGCCACTCTTTATTCTCCCCTTCTTCACCTTGCTCCTCAGATTGTTCGGCATCGTTGCTTTGCTGTCCCTGCTGTTGTGGCATGGGAGCAGGAGTCTGCTGCTTCTCCTGTTGATTCAGGTAGTCAACAATATCCTCACAGATAGCGAGCACATCTTCAAAGGTCTCAGCATCAGCAATGCGAGCAATAAACTGCTGCTCAGCATCATTAGCAAAAGGAATCATGGCGAAGGAAGTCCTGATCATTCAGTTCTTCATAACCCTGATAGAAACTACGAGACAGACCAGGAAACTTACGCTTCATAAGTTTCTCAATGCGAGCATCCTCAACAACGTTCACAAAGTCTTTAGGAACTTTATTGCGAACAGATTCACGCCAATCAGCATCAGGGGTATATAATGCATGACCAACCTCATGACCCACCAGCATATCGTAGACAGTCGCAGATGCCTTGTCCCAGATGGGAAGCGTCAGCACACGGCGAAGGGTGTCAAAAGATGCTGTGGGCACCTTACGGTGCTCAACAATCAGGTTCTCAGTGGCGAGGAGTTTGGCGAGGTTGCCCTTGATTTCTTGATTGATCATGCGTCTGTCTCTCAACTGAAATAAGTATAGGGGATGACCCGACGAGCGGACCACCCCCTGTGACAGTTATTGAATTGGCACAGGGTGCCTCAGAGTTTCATGAGGAATGTAATGGCATAGAATGGCGGCGCAATACCTTCAATATCATGAGTATGAGATCTGTTTAGAAGTCCGCCGCTGCTGCCTCCAAAAGTGATAGTATGATTATGTTCTGCAGCTACACCACCTGGAGCATTTGAATCACCTACGCCATGATCAGCCCCAGATCCTGTTCTCGTCGCTTCTTCAGTATTTGCATTTCCCTGATAGTCTAATATATTGGATCCACCAGCATCCACACGCCCTGTTCCATGTTCAATAGCATTGCAAATATTTTGAGAACGAATGTTAACTGTATGTGTATGCGGAATCGTCTGTGCTTCCGTGCTATTAGGATTCCAAGTAATGTTATTACCTACATCGTCAACTTTTGCAGGTGAAGTTTTATAAATATAATATTCGTCCTCGCCGTCATTGTCTGAATCCCAATCATATTCTCCAGCTGGTCGTTCAGATCCGCCAGGTTTAACTCTATTGCCTTCCCAGAGATCGTTATTAGACTGATTCGCAGCTCCCCTGAGGTGATCATCACCGCCAAAATAGTGAACATGTTCCATGTCAGGAAGACCGTGACTATGACTACCGCCTTGTATTGCAGAAGTTCCTCCAATCGTGTCATGCAACGGCGCAATAGCCTCAAAATCTTCCACAAGTATATTTCTATGACCATGATTCATACCATGACGATGATGTGGAAGTTCCTGTGTAGTTAATCTATGTCCACCAACAGAAACATTATTTGTATCAATAGCGAGAGTATTTGCATTAGTTGCATTAGTAGTTTGTTTGGTTTTAGATCCACCCAGTTGATGCTCACCTATATTGCCCATAGTATTAGGACTTCCCGCCTGAGTACCGCCTTGTGCAACATATGAAGCAGCGAGAGGGAATCTTCCTCTCATGTCTGGTGTAGTAATTGAAATACCCTTTCTGCTGGTATAAGAACCACCATCACATGGAGCAAAACCATTAGGAATAGTTTGAGAACCGCCAGCAGTATCAGCAGAAGTAGAGTACATAATCACGGAACCAATAGGAAGGGAATGTTTTGACATTGCATCTAACATACCTAAGTTAAAATAATTATCAGGAGCATTGAAGTTTACTGTTGTATCCAGTTCAAATCTATCAGCATGAACTTCACCATCAACATTAACATCACCATCAACATTAACATTACCTGCAGCTTCTAGATCTTGTAATTGTAATGTTGCAAGACTTCCTTCACTACCCTGAATTTCATTATCTTCAAAATTTTGGGCAGTAAGTCCAGTCTTAATTACAAACTTCATTTCACTGACATTTAGACCCATAAATGCAGATTGTGCAGAACCTGAATAATACTTCAGTTCCATACCTCTATCTCTGTTTGCGGCAGATGAAGGAGCACCAGCAGCACTACCACTGCCACCAACAGAAATGATAGGATCATCAAGGTCAACAATCGTGCTATTTACATAGGTTG